AAAACAATTACGTTGCCTGCTGCAATTGATCCAATTTCTGTGTCGTCGATAACTAAGTACGGGTAGGAATCAGCTACTCCACTTGCAGAGTAATCAATGCCGGAGTAAGTAAACGCCCCGCTAGTATCTGGGATAGAACCTGTTCGGAACTTTACATACAGCTTAGTAGCTTCGCCAGTCGCATCAGTCTTAACAATAACAGTGCCGTTAGACGCAGTAGCATTAACTGCAGGCAGAGCATTAATAGCGGTAGCTACCGACGAAGCAGTAATTGAACCGGACAAAGTTACAGTTGTGTAATCTCCAGCAGCTTGTCCCGTTGTACTAACAAGAACGCCGTATGTCGTTGTAAGTAAAGAAATGTGCGTGGCAGTTAAAGTAACTTCGGCTGCATAGGCAGTTGGAACAAACGCATCAGGCGCAGCAGTAAGAGCAAGATCAGGCGCTGGCAACCCAAGAGGGCGAGATACGGCTGGGTAGTTTGCCCCAGATAAAGCAATCGTTGAATAAGTACCTTTTGGTATGCCGTCTCCAGTATAAAACGTCCATTCAGAGGTATCGCCTGAGATTTGCCCACGGCACACATTGACGTCGGTTGTCCAGTGAAACCAGTACTGGGAGTCAGAAACCACATCTTGACCAAAGCGGTAAATAGTTTGCGGAACGCCGGTCTTTGCAAGTGTAGCTACAGCAGAGCCAATGTCTTGTAAAGGCTGCAATGCGCCGTTAAATAAAGAAGAATTTAGCGCAGTTTGAGCTTGGCTATCCTGCAGATAGCGCGGCGGCACCTTGGGTGAAATCCCACCGAATGATTTTATTTGGAGTACAGCCATGTCGGTTTTCCTTGCGTCTGGGCGTATTGTAGTGTTAACCGCCCAATACAGCTATAGCATGCGTAATGTGTTTAATGCGATCCTCAAGCCCAATCGTACCGCCGTTAATCCGCTTTGTCATTGTTAAAAAATCCCGGGTATCGGCGTATTGATTTAGGTTATGAGTTTGCCAAAACCAACCTGCGGTTTGCGCGGCGTACTTGGGAGTGCGTACCAGTTCAGGCTCCATTACAAAGTCCACACCCAGCGCTTTGCCAGCGTGGAAAAAATTGCTATGCCCAGTTAACTGTAAAAATCCGGAGCCGCGGAACCTGAACCCATCCCCAGAAGCCTCATCCCGATTGCCCATACGGTTCCCGTAAATGCGATTTGCAATTTTACGTGGCTGCTTCTCGTAGGCAGCAGCTTCCTCGGGTGTGAAGCCCCATGCGCGTTTAGGAGTCCGCGGGAACAGTTTGAGTAGGGTAGCAGCTCTGTAATTTAAGTTTTCTTCCATGATCTTAAAGTTACCGCATTCGTGGCCGCACTGACCTATCCAGCTAGCTTGTTGTGGAGCCGTAAAGATATTGAACTTATCAAAAGTTTCGTTAAACGCATCTGCAAGAGACGGGTCTATGTGCATTTGTTTTAGTTGGTCAGGACTTACCATTTAAGAGGTTCCTTACTTCGTTGTATGAATCTACGCAAGCATTTAGTGCGGCAGTATTACGGTCGCCTTGGGCAACTATTTCTGCGATGGCTTCGATGGTTGCTCTTTCGGCATCAGAAGCTGTGTCAGTCGGTCTGTCAGGTTCACGGGCTGCTTCTGTATTTGCGCTGGCAACGGGGGAACTTGCGGGGGCTTGTACGTTACTTGGGGCGCAGAGGCGCAGCTTGCCAGCACGATTGGCAACAGCAAGAGCAGAAGTTTTTTTGTTGATGGCATCATTAGCCTCCTGTAATTTGGCGGATTGTTGATTAAGTTTTTCACCCAAGTTTTGCTCGATTTGACGAGCTTCGTCGTTCTTTTTGGCAATGGCAATCTTCATATCATTATCCCGCTCCAACCACCCGTAATGATGGCCAACACGGTACGTACCGAACAAAGATACAAGAACACCAACAATTAACCATGGGAGTGGGATAGGTAACATTATTCAGATTCCTTACGGGCTGCTGCGATTTCTTCGCGTTCCTCATCGGGCTCCATGTGCTCAGGAGGCGTAGTCGGCGGTGGGCCGGGTGTCCATGACTCGTCTAGTTCTGGGTTAGTCCAGACAGGCATTGCACCAAACGGTTGCGAGGGTAAGCCGTACGCAGATTGCGGAGGGGCATAACTACTGTTGGGCATGCCGTAGCCGCCGTAGCCACCACTCATACCGCCCATCATTGGTGGGCAACCATGTTGCATTGGAGGTTGTGGATTAAACATCTTAGAAGCCGCACCTGCTGCCCGTTTAGTCATCACCCCACCAATGCCGCCTACGATAAGTAGTACTATATCATTAAGCATCTTTGTGTAGGCTTGGTCAATCGGAGCCATGCTTTTGATAGGTTGTGTGACGAACGTCACAGAGTAAAGCAACGCAATTACGATAAAGCACAAGATGCAGGTCACGACTATAACTACAAAGCCCCAGACCCTGACTTCAAATTCTTCAGTTGTTAGGTTTGGTTTCTGGTTGGATGTCATTGATTTTCTTCTCCAAGATAGGGGCTACCAAGTATTCAGGGCATTGTTGGGTAAACAGACACTTTGGTTTCTGACATTGTTCTGCGTGAAAGTTATCAGGATTCTGGCAAAAATACCTGTATCTGTCTTCACATCCCGTTAACAAAAGTAGTAAGACTAGATATCTCATACCCTGACGTCCACGGCTTTAGCCCACTGAGTCTTAATCTCTTGGGCTTTTTGTTGTTGGTCAGCCTGTCGACTTAGTTCAGCCAAACGCTTCATATTTTGCTGGTGGATCACTCGGTGAGCCTCTGACAACATTTGAGCATTTTGTTGGTAAGTGGTAATTCTCATTTGCCCAAGCCAACCTTTCCAAGTAGGAGATTAACAATTTTGTCCGACAAATCGTCAGGCAAGAACTTTAGAAAACCTAAGAAATACAAAGCCACACATCCGTAAACGAATATCTTGAGGCACATGTCAAAGGTCTTCTGGTACTCATTCACCGACCACACCTTCTGGTTGTTTGACAGAATTCCATCAACTCATAGATACCAATTGCCACCAAGAACAGAACAAACGCACAGCCGCCAAGGATCACGGCCAGCTCATTTAACTCTGCTTCTTTTTCTTTGGCTTTCTTATCGGCCCGCTCTAGGGCACGAAGTTCTCTTGCATCATCAATGTCCATCTGGTCTTGACGGGCTTTAATTTTGTTCCACACGTCTATCTTGCCTGTAGTCATAAAGAGCATTTTGAGCTCCTCTTCAAACGCACGGGCCTGCTCAAGCGCCATCTCAATTTGTAGCGCGGTTCCCATGTTGGAACCTTTACCCTTTTTTGTTTCAATCAGGGCTTTGGTGGCTGTGCTTTTTGCGTCAAATAACTTCCCGATCATCGGCGCAAGCGAGCCAAGATCATTGGCCACCGCACTGGCCTTCTTAACCATCGAGATTGCTGACTGTATGCCAGCTAGGGCTGTCATCGGATCAATCATTTCCGTTCTACCTTTTTCCATTCAATACAGTAGACCCTCCGGTTGTAAACATCACCAACCCAAGTCCACTTGACACATCTGTACTCAATAGATACAGCCAGCAAAATTATGGATAGCACCATACAACGACGTACGTGCCCCAGATTACAAAACCGGTAATACCGACCGCCGCAATAATTGCTTCGGCCCAGTCTCTCATTTTACAGCCCTAACACTTTTTTGACAAATTCCGCAGCCACACCGGGGCCAAACAAAACGGCTAGCATTACGGCGTACAGCATGTACTCAATGTTCCGCATGCGGTCTTTCCCGCTATCGAGTTTGCCCTCAATAGACCTGTATCGTTCAGCGCAGACAGCCTCGTGGACAGCCAATTTTGTTTCCACCGTTTCCATAAAATTCCTTGAAGAAGCCACCCGAAGGTGGCTGGTTCTTAGTTTGCTACGACGTCAGTCACGGCCTCTTCCGGCTTAGCTTCCAACGCATCTTTTAACATTCTGAAGAAGGCATCTCTGCCCACTTGCAACTGATCCACATTGAATCTTGCTGAGTCTAGTTTGCGATCTAGGTCTGCAACATGGTTTAACAGCACCTGTTGTTGCTGCGTCATGTCTTCAAACTTGTACTCTACGCCGTCGATCGTCACTGGGGTCTTTTCATTTTTTCCCATGATTTTCCTTTAAATGCCACCAAGATCAGGTGGTGGCTTCCTGTTATGCGGATGCGGCTTGCAGAGGTGCCAAGTTTTCTGTTGTCCAGTAGTCTTTAGCCAACATGATTGTCAGATGCTCTTTGTTACGAGCAAGGCAATCAGCCCATTCGGCATCAGTCATGCGCTCTGGTTTACCTGCGTTAATTAAATTAACTGAGTCCATTGCGGCAGAGTAGTGCTTGGCAATTTGCTCTGCGGTTGAGGTTTGGGATTCAATAGTCATGATTTTCCTTTAAGTTTAAAGATTAGCGGCATCCAAACGTGCCTTGAGTGATTCAATGATTGCTTGTTGCTCTTTAACGGCATTGATTAAATACCAAGTCAAGTTGTCGGTGTCCACAGACAAAACGCCCGTAGATTCTTGCTTCACGCATTCAGGCAAAACGGCTTGCAATTCTTGAGCAATCACGCCAAGTTGTACGCCTGATTTAATTACTGCATCGGCTGGATTGAGTTCGGCATCTACTTCTTCGGGCAAGCGATACTCAAAGTTTCGCACACGAATTGAAGTGATTTTGTCCAATCCGTCATTATTGTCGGCAATGTTCTTTTTCAGGCGTTGGTCAGATGTGGTTGACCATGAAGATGAGTTGTTGCCTTGATAAACACCGCCACCATTTGGTGAGATGAACCCTGTGTCGTTGCCTTTACCATTGATGTTTGCGGCAGTTGCTAAAACAATTTGATGGGTCGCAGATGAACCGCTTCCGGAAGGTCTATTACCACCTATGCAAATGTTGTTAGAACCTGTGGAAATATCTACGCCAGAACTACTTCCCGCTGAATACCCAATTAAGACATTGTTAGTGCCAGAAGTAAGATTAACTCCCGACTGAGTGCCTATGCAAGTGTTTAAAGCGCCTGTGGCATTGAATGCCGCTTGATAACCTACGGCTACACTGTTGGATGATGTAGTGTTGTAGCGTAATGCCAAGTGACCAATTGCGACGTTGTAAGCGCCTGTTGTATTTGCATAAAGCGCGGCACTTCCGAGGGCAGAATTGGCAACACCAGATGTGGTGTTATACATTGCCTCAACACCAACGGCAGTGTTGTCAATAGCATTGTTGCTTCTAAGTGAATAAGCGCCAAGTGCCGTGCAAGATGAAGCAGTAGTATTGACATACAGCGCCTGATAGCCAACAGCAGTGTTGTTACTGCCTGTGGTGTTTGCGTTAAGCGCGGCAGAGGCAATTGCTGTATTGTTTGTGCCAGATGTAAGCGCACCCATCGCAAAGTTACCCACTGCAGTATTGTGACTTCCTGTAGACGCGCCAGCGGCGGCGTTGCCTGTAACGCCACGACCAACATAGGTATTGCTATCACCTGTTGATTGGTTAAGACCCGCTTGATGACCAACAAAAGTGTTATACCCGACAGTCGCTCTATACCCAGCCCGATATCCAACAGCCACTGATTCAGGCCCAGTAATGTTTGTGTAAAGCGATTCAAAGCCCACAGAAGTGTTGTTAGATGCTGTGGTGTTGGATACAAGTGCGTAATATCCAATTGCTGTGTTGTTGCTACCTGTTGTATTTGGGTATAAAGCAGCACGACCCACAGAGGTATTTGATGCCCCAGTTGTGTTGAGGTTGGAGGCTTGATGTCCAACAGCAGTATTTGAATACCCTGTAGTGTTTGCCTTTAAAGCCTCAAAACCAACCGCCACAAGTTCATTGCCAGTTGTATTTGTAAATCCCGCCTGATAACCTAAAGCGGTGTTGCCCGATGCTGTGGTGTTGGCATTAAGTGCTTGATAGCCAATGCCTGTGTTATTTGCACCAGTTGTGTTTTGTACTAAAGAGAAGTTACCAAAAGACGAATTGCTAGAGCCTGTGGTGTTTCTGCGTAATGCTTCGTTACCAAATGCGCTTAAGCCTGTGCCAGTTGTGTTTGTAGTTAAAGCAAAATAACCAAAAGCATTGTTTTCTGATGCTGTGGTGTTTGCGGCAAGAGCAGAATAACCCAAAGCAGAGTTTAATGTACCAGTACTATTTGCCTCCAAAGCATACGAGCCAACTGCCGTATTATTTGATGCCGTTGAATTTACACTCAAAGCCGCATGACCAATGCCAACATTAAAATTTCCAGTTGTGTTAGTCACTAACGCATAACGACCCATTGCGATATTCTGCGAACCTGTGGTGTTTGCTTGCAGGGCAACAACCCCAACCGCCACATTGTTTGCACCACTCGTATTAGCAGCCAAAGCACTAGCACCCACCGCAGTATTGGTAGACACAGCACCTGCACCACGGCCTACTGTTAAACCATAAACAGTCATATCTGTACCAGAGTACAAAAGGTTTGCAGACGAGGTTAAGTTACCGCTAGTCGTGGTGTAAACAACCCGACCCGTTGTCAGTGATGTATCGGTTAAATCAGGGGTTGTAATACCCGCTGTGCCGTCAAGAACGATTGCCATAGTGTTTCCTTACCAAGGTGTGCCAGAAGCCGTTACTGGTGCTTTCTGCAAAGCAATCTGAGCCGCCAGAGCATCTTCTGTTGCTTGTTTATCCACACCATTAGCCCACACCCATCCAAGCACAATTTCTTGTGTTAGGTCTGCATAAGGCGTATTAACTGTTCCATCTGCCCATGAGCAAGTTGAATAGATGGATGCTGTGTGTTCACCATCTACTGCTGTAGCTTGCCAATGTGCTGTGGTTACAAAGCCATCTGCTGTTTTGCGGTCAAGTTGTGAGATTGTCCATGTAGTGTTCATGTTAGTCCTTATGGGTGTGATGCTTTGTAAGCGTCAAATTCTGCTTTGAGTTCTTTGATGGCAGCTACAAGAAGTGGAATTACATCGGTGTAAGACACTTGAAGATATGCTGTTTCATCTTCTTTAGATTCACGACCTTCAGATACCGCTTCAGGCAATACCGCTTGCACATCTTGAGCAATCAAGAAACTTCTACGTTTACCTTCTTCATCGGTTTTGTATTTTCCGATGACCGCCCTAAGTTGGCTTACCTTGTTTGTAGCATCAGTAATTGGCTCAATAATATCTTTCAAACGCTCATCAGAAGCAGATGCCCACGATGTTGCACCAGCGGTAAGGTTTACACCGCCAGAACCTGACATGACTGTGTAGGTGTTGTATGTAGTGCCACCCTTAACAAAGGAGTTAGAGCCTGCATACCATACATCTGTACGAGCATTAAGCGCACCAGTTGAGCCAACAATACATGGGCCTTGTCCTGAAGTTGCAGTACCCGCTAGGATAACTCCACCATCTGCACCTCGTGTACCAGACCCAAGAAATGTGTAACCAGTGTATTGAAAATATGCAACAGGAGTTCCATCCCCATCAGACAAAATAACATTGTTGCTTGCTGTGCGAACATCTAAGTTGGTTTGGTTGCCTGTGTAAGGGCCAAGAATAGTATTTTTTGAACCTGTTGTAATTGCTTCGCCAGAACCACCAGAAGTACCTGTACCAATAAATGTATTGGATGAACCCGTTGTTGCGCTAGAACCTGCGGCATAGCCTATAAAAGTGTTGTAGGGGCCAGTAGTAATGACATTTCCACATGAGCGACCAATAACAGTATTTTGAGCGCCTGTTGTTATGCTTAACCCCGCTTGCCAACCTACAGCAGTGTTGTTAGATGCTGTGGTGTTGGATAAAAGTGCCTGTTGTCCAATTGCGGTATTGTTACTTCCAGTAGTGTTAGCATACAAAGCACCGCCAGTAGAACCATAAAGCGCACCACCAACGGCTACGTTTTGAGTTCCGCTAGTGTTTGAAGAAAGTGCGGCAAAACCTACAGCCGTGTTGTTAGATGCAGTATTTGCACCAAGGGCAAGGTCACCGATAGCAACAATCCCATTGCCAGTAATACTTGTTTTACCTGCTTCGCGACCAATAAATACGTTTTGTGCGCCCGTGGTGTTTGCATACCCCGCCTGATAACCTACAGCCGTATTGTTAGATGCTGTGGTGTTGGAGAACAAAGCCGTTCTTCCTACTGCCACATTAGAACTACCAGTTGTGTTAGCAAACAAGGCGGCAGAGCCAATAGATGTATTCTCTGAACCAGTGGTGTTTGAATACAAAGACTCGTTGCCAACAGCTACCCAAGAACCACCAGTGGTGCTTGAATAACCAGCCCTGTAGCCAACTGAAGTAGTGTTTCCTACAGTTGTTGTGTATCCCGCCTGATAACCTACAGCAGTGTTTTGAGATGCTGTGGTGTTGGAATAAAGAGTGTTATGACCCAAGGCGGTATTGTTTGCGCCAGTAGTGTTAACACGCAAAGCATTTGAACCCAAAGCGTTATTAAAGTCACCAGTTGTATTGGCTTGTAGTGTGCCATGACCAACAGCGACACTTTGTTGAGCAGTTGTGTTTGCAGTTAATGCAATATTTCCAATTGCCGTATTAAAAGCACCACTTGTAATAGCCGCCAAAGCACTAGCACCCACCGCAGTATTGGTAGCCACAGCACCTGCACCACGACCTACTGTTAGGCCTTGAACGGTCATTCCATTAGTTGTTGATACCAATTGAGCCGCACTGACAGTCACCGCAGTAGTCCCTGCCGTTTGCAGTTGCAATATGCCCGATGTGTCAGCAGTAGAAATTAACCCTGCGCTAGTGGATGCGTTAATCGTAACCGCCATGATTAAACTCCTTCCAACGCTGTAATGCGTTCTGTCAATGTTGTTATTAGGGCTTGTTGTTCTTGGATACACTTCATCAGCGCATATTGCAAATCTGTTTGGTAAATTGACAAACGCATCTTTGGTTCTTCATCTTTACCAGCCCAATTGCTTTCTAAAACTAATTCAGGTGCAACGGCTTGGACATCTTGAGCAACCACACCCAATGTCAGACCGCCATCTTCTTCCATGTTTTGGTCGATGTAGTTAAATGTCTGAACAGGGATTGCACAGATTTTGTCAAGATAAGAAGTTGCGGGGGCAAAGTTAGTTTTCTCTCTGCGGTCAGACAGGTTAACGTTGTTTGCTGAAAAGTTTGCTAAACCACCATTTGAGCGAACTTGAAACCTTAATGCACTACTATCTTCGCAATCAATAAAACGATTTGTAGTGTTATTTGGTGCAGCAGCTGTATATCCAACATAAAAACCAAATGGACTTGATGCTGTATTTGTTACAGTTACAGAATAATTTCCATCAATACCAGTACGGAATTCATGAGATGAACCACCTGCATAAGCTCCAGTGGTACTTGCTTTAAAGAAACCGCCAGAGGTTATTCTGGCTCGTTCTGCTAATGTATTAGCACCAACAGTGTTAAAAATCATGTTTGATGAAGTAGTAGCATTGCTATTCCACGCAGAAGCGCCATTCATAACAATGCTACCAGACGCTACTTTTGCAGATGTATCTGAACGTAAAGAATAAAACGTTACACCGCTACCATATCCACCAGTTAAAGAGTTTGTTACTGCAAGACCTGAGCCTTCTGTTGAAGAAGAAACAGTTACATCAAGTCTTTGTGATGGCGAAGTTGTGCCAATACCTACATTGCCTGAGGTGTCCATGCTTGCTTTTGTAGCATCGTTGTAAGCAATTACAAAGTTACCAGTAGAAGCGTTGTCTCGTCCGAATGTCCAACGATTTGAACGTGCGGCATCAGAACTTTCAATGTTTCCGTAAGCCCCGCCCCTGCGAAAAATACCAGCAGGGTTTGTTCCATCGCCATAAGCATCAATCCGAGCACTAGGCGAACTTGTACCAATACCCAACCCTGTTGAGGTGAGGCGCATTTGTTCTGAAGCATTTATATCAAAACGAACATAACTGGTAGATGACCGCCCTTGGATACGAACATAACTATTTGCTACATTTCCGCTTGTTATGTCAACAACCCCAGCAGATGCGTTTTCATTTCCATAAAACTCAATAACACCACCACGGGCACTTGAATTTGCACCGCCGCCGCCAATTGCCAATGTTCCTGTGTCGCTTGCGTCTGAGGTGTTTGTAAACAAACCAGAACCAGAAGCAAATTTCAAATCTGTTCCATCAAAAGTAAGCGCAGAGCCAGTAACTAAACCAGTTGCACTTGTTGCATAAGCAACGCCATTGGTTGTGTAACCCGCACCCGATGCTTGAATTGTTCCGCTTGTAGCGGGTAGGTTTAAAACAGTAGAACCCGATACCGCAGGGGCTTGTAGTGTGACTGAACCGCTTGTATCACCCGCAATAACAATTGAACTCATAGGACTACCCACCTTGATCCTGAACTGACAGTTACCGATTGTCCAGAGGCCACAGTAATTGGACCTGAAGACATTCCTGAACTACCGCTTGCAATTGTGTAACTTACAGCAACTGTTTGGCTATTGACCACAATACCATTTGTTGCATTAACTACAGAAGATGCCAATTCACCTGTTGAAGGCTTGTACAGTAGCTTTGCATCGCCGGTGTAAATTGTGCTTGCCGTTCCACTTGTAGCCGCGGCAAACAAAGGGTACAGATTTGTTGAAGTCGACGTGTCGTTAGACAGTGTTACTGCTGTTGCAGTTGTAGCCCAAGATGTATTCGTTCCGTCTGTTGTCAGGAACTTTCCAGAATTCGTAGCCTGATTTGGAATCAAGGCATTGAGGGCTGCGTTAGCTGTGGTCTGGCCTGTGCCGCCGTTTGCTATGGGGAGTGTGCCGTTGACACCCGCAGTCAAAGAAACTGTGTTCTTTTCCCACAAGCTGGTGGAGCTGTTCCAAACAATTGTTTGACCCGTTGTTGGTGATTGAGCTGAAACATTGTGCAACTCATCTAACTCGTAGCCGTTTTGTACTTTTACGAACAATTTACCTTGTGTGGCGTGTGCGTACTCAACAATAGCTACGTAGACCAAATGCTGAGGTGCATAAGGTTTTGTTGCTGTCAGAGTGCCAGCCGTTGTTGGGCTTAGGTATAGTTGTTGTCCATCTGTATAAGCAGAGGTGTCAATGTTGAGTATTAAGCCAATGACTGTTACATACCCGTTTGAGTTGTTTGCCAAATCAGAGGTTATCAGACCCAGTGTTTGAGCTGAGGTTGCATCCCCAGTGGCCAATGCTTTTGAGACTGTTGACCTTTGACCAGTTGCACCGGAGATATAAACCGCAGTACCTTTTGTCAGGGTAGCACCAGTTGTGTTTCTCACTGCTGCCAGCACTGTTGATGCTGGTGAAGCCTCGGAAACAGCCAAATCTACAGCACCGCTAACAGTTGTTACGATTATCGACCCGTCGGCGGAAGCAACACTAGATACACCTGCAGTAATGGTAGATGGAACCCATGCTGTGCCATTCCACGTAACGGCTTGCCCATTCGTGGGTGTACCCGTAACCTGAATTTTGTCCGTGTTCAGGTTTGTGAAGTTAGAGTCAACTTCAGTATTGGTAAGAGGCGAGCCCTTGCCTGCGCGGGTAACAATAGTGCTCACGGCCTACTCCAATCAAACTGGTGCTGCCATTGTAACTGTCCAAGTGATGGACATGGTGTCGTTTACATCTTTGTTAACAACGCTAAACACGGTGCGGCAAAGCATGGTGCCAGCAGAAGAAGCGTTAAAAAGACCTGCTTCCGTAATCGCAGCTAACGTAGCTGGAGTGCCTGCAGGAAACGTTGCAACATAAGCAACGGCTGCTGCCGTTACGGTAGTTGAAGTCAATGCTACACGAGCAGACTCAGTACCCAAAGTGGTATTGTTTGCGGCTGCTGCTGTGCTACCCGTACCAATGGCCATGTGGCTCATAGCGGTAGCAGTTGTGTCTTTCATGCGGCTAGCAATATAGCCCAAACCGGTTGTAACAACCAAGTTTTTGACTTTTTGTTCGTGCTTGACTGTACCGTCAGGAGCGGTTACTACAATCTTTAATTCGCCCGTAGCGACAATTTTTTCATTTGTGTTCATGGTGGTTCCTTAAAAAGTGACACTAGTTCCTACGTAGTCTTCTGCAAAATACGTGATATCGCAGTAACTTTGACTTATTACTGTACCAGCATCTGATGCACTAGTCGAGTCAATAAGAGTTTTTTCAGCTGTTTTAGCAGCAGAATCTGTTGCGGTTGGCGCTTCTGCCAGCCCCTTAATAAAATCTCTAAACGCGGTATCAGAGCCTGTCGCTGTATCTGCTGCCGCTTTATCAAAACCAAGGGCTGCACTATCGGTAACATTTGAAGCATCCGTGGTGGGTTTTAGACTTGTAATAGCAGTGCTGTCAGAAACTGTAACAGAATCTGTCAGGCTCTTAATAAACGTCTTAGCCGCAATGTCTGAGTTTATAGCAGAATCAGTAAATGCCCTGCTGTAATCCACGGTACGAACAAGCGTTTCGCTTGGTACGGCCAGATCAGATAGCACTTTAAAGACTTGAATAGTTTGATCGTCGTCCGCTGCTACTCCGTTTACGTCGTCGGTGACATAGGTGGTATCAGCCAAAGCCTTTTGAAAAGTTTTAGTATTTACATCGCTGCTAACCGCGGTATCTGTAGCCGCTTTGTCAAAGGTTTTAATATTTGCATCTGAGGCAATACCCGTATCACTAACCGCCTTGCCGTAGCTTTTAACTAACGTTTCGCTAGCTTGCGCAATTTCAGTAAGGCTTTTACCAAATGTTTTTGCGGCGGAATCGGTTGCGTTAGCGGTGTCAAAAAGATCAACAAAGTCTACAAAGTACCCTGAAATAGCTGCTGCTTTTAACAGTACATAACTTACAGCAGCACTCATACCGCCCGAGGCAGTAGTTGCGACAAGCTGTACGTACTGATAAACTGAGCGCATTAAAAGTCCTCGCGCATTTTAAATTTCAACAGGTCGTAAACTGTTTGGATACCGCCATTAGAGAAGGTAACTTGAATTTCGCCTTCGTAATCGCCTGCGCTTCCTGACATAGCCGTTGCAGACATTGGAAATATTATGATGCCGTCTGTACCAAGCGGAATTGTGCCGGTAATAGTGTCTTGTAGGGTTGTTGCACCAACTTGGCGAAACTTCATAACTGCTGTAGCGCCGGTAATGTCAATAATAGCGCCCGTATTTTCGTCAGTAAGTGTTGCCTGAATTTGCGGGCGGTTTACGTCACCTTGAACTAGTTTAATTTTCTCAGCCATGGTTTGGAGCTCCAGACGTACTTGGTGCGATAGAAGTTGTGCCTCTTAGCTCAGTGCTAAGCGCTGTTGTGTATAGAGCGTAGTGCGCCTGAGCACGACTTGCGTTAGCTGAAGATTCCGCGTCTTTGCTAAACGCACGAAACAAAATGTAGTCTGCAAGCGCATTAGCAAAAACATCAGCAACGCTTATATTACCACTCACTGCTGTGTAAAGGGCGTTATCAGCAGGCTCGGTAATGTCAGTTGGGTACGCCGAATAAACTGTCGAAAGCTGAGCCAACGTAGTTGCTGGCGGATATACATAGAAGACCATAGGATCAATTGGGTCGTACATGTAGTTTGAGATGTTGACGCTAGCAGTTGCAACGTGCCACGAGGGGCTTATTGAATCGAGCATTTGGCGATTAACTTTTCGCACAACCTGTTTGCTACTTGTCGCTGCAACATTGCGCACAATGTCTATAAGCTTAGATGCCGCGGCAGGCAGGGTTTGCCTTGTACCTGATACACAAGTAAGCGTAGCGGTCGTAGCAGTGGCATCAGGGCGGTAAACAGTAATGTCTCGTTGGCCGTCGTTAAGGTAGCGTACAAGCTCGTTTGTTGCCCAGCGAACAGCGGACGCATCCTGCAAAGTTCCTACGACCCGAAGTAAAACTGATTGTGCGGAAGTAGTCATTTATAGCCTTACACAAATGGGCGTGAACGAACGCGCATAGAACCACGAACATGGCCGTAGTTCCCCTCTATACGAGAGTTTGTAATGTGACGAGCCGTTTCCATCTGTACCTGCGAAGCGCGGGCGTAGTTAGTAAAAGGCTGATCTGGAAGAAGCATAGCCCTGTAGATTGCTCCCGACACAACAGGCTCGATCCAGCGGTTATACAAGTCGTCTTCAAGCTGCGTAGCTGTCATAGCCGGGCGCAGCGCAACTGTTGTTACTAACGTATAAACGTCGTCTGGAGTTGGCAAAAGTCGAAGAACAAACTGCGAGTCTGTGCGGTCAACATAAAAAGAACTAGGGATGCCGGAATCTACGGGTAAGTACCTAGGAAAACTTTCGGCCATGTCGCCGACAAGAGGGATACCGTCTGCAGTTACGCCAAGAACACGACTAATAATTAGTTGAGCAGATGGGCTATCTAAGTCGTATTCACCAATGTCGGCAACAGTAGAAATTGGATCGAGGTTCTGCCTGAGAACCTGCGATTTTTCACAA